CCTGCTTTAAAAAACGCCCAATTGGGACGTGTTGGCGTGACCACTATGTCCCCATTAGATTCTCAAGTTAAATATGGAACTACAGATTTTGCTGGACTATATGACAATCTGTCTAATTTTAAAGCGCCAACAACAAAGTTTACACCAGCAGAGCTAGCCACTGGAGAAAGAGCAAGGGCTGCTATAGACGCCCATAATGCGGCTGTCATGTCTGGACAACGGCCTGGAGAGGGAACAACAGCTTACACTCCTGAGTTTACTACTGATGTAGTAAATCAAATGCAAAAAGCAGAAGAAGAGCGTTTAGCACAACAAGTTGCTCAAAGCTATATTGACAATGCCTCTATTATGGGGCCGGAGCTATATTCACCAGAAATAGTGGGCGGCAGTCTTTTAGATTTCTTTAAGACAGGCTCAACAGGCGGTGTACCATTACGTTCAAATTATTTCGCAGACCCTACGACACTGAATGCTTTTAAAGACATTGCTTTGGGTCAAATACCAGGTCGTATGGAACAGGCGAAAGCTGGCTATGGAATGCCTGGAATTGCTGGCGGTTTAATGGGAGCAATGGGAAAATTTTCTCTAGGACAAATGCAAAAAGCTCTTGAGGCAGGGGGTAGACCTGTTTTTGATAAACAAGGCCGCCTTGCCGGTGTTTTTAGCGAAGGATTGCTTGGCGGCGAAGTATATACAGGAATGCCTGTAGAGGGTGTTCCAGGTACAGGATATGACAGTGGTGGTGATAGAGGGGGAGAGCCTGCTGTTGTTCCTGTTGAGGAAGAAACAGGTCAATGTCCAGATGGTTACATTTTTGACGAAGACTTGCAGGCTTGCCGGATGGACACATCGTCTGGGGCAACATTCCCAGTAACGACACCACCAACATTTTCGCCAGGTGCATATGCTCGTATGGGACTGCTTGACCAGACACCTCAAGGCTTGCTACAGGTTGCTGGCCAGCCATATGACTTTGATGCTGCTAACAGAGCATTTAGAATGGCAACAGCAACACGGCCTGAGTATTACTCAGACCCATACAGCCAAGAAGGTAGAACAAGGATAGCATGAACGAAGGAAAAGCGCGGGAAAAGGTAGCCAAGGCCGAAAAGGCCGAAGCGCTACTTAGGAACGAAATACTCATAGAGAGTTTTGAGTATTTGGAGACACAGTTTACAGTGGCGTGGAAACAAAGCGCCCTGAGTGACAAAGAGGCTCGTGAGAACCTCTATATGCTTTGTCAAAACCTCGCGGCACTGAAAGGATACATAGAATCAGTTGTTGAGGATGGTAAATTGGCAAATGCGGCTTTGAAAGAGTTGCAAAATCGTCAACAATTTGAGAAAAGGAAATAATCATGTCCGACAATCCGCAAGGAACCGGAGCTATCTCAGTAAACGATGCAGTAAACAGCCTTCTAATGACCCCCGAAACGGACAAGGTTGAAGAAGAGCGACAGGAGACAGAAGTCTCCGAATCAGTGGAGGCAGAAGACGAAATCACTGAAGAGGATAACCAGTCAGAGACTGAATCCTACGATGATGATGAGGACGATGCTGATGATACTGAAGAGTCTGATGAAGACGATGACTACGAGGATGACGAAGAGCAACCTGTAGAAAGTACATACCGTGTTAAAGTTGACGGTGAGGAAATCGAGGTCACGCTTGACGAAGCCCTACAGGGTTATCAGAGGCAACAGGCTTACACAAAGCGCAGTCAAGAACTTGCAGAAATGCGTAAGGCAGCAGAAAGAGAAGCCGCCGAAGCTAAAGCAGCAAGGGATTACTACGCGCAGCAACTTGAGGTTGCGGCACAGCAGATTCAGCAGACACTCCCAGAAGGGGAACCTGATTGGGTCTCATTAGCAAGAGAAGTGACAGCCGAAGAGTATAACGCCATCAAGGCAACATACGATGAACGGAAAGCTGCTATTTCTCGCGTGGAGCAAGAGCGACAACAAATCGCTCATCAGCAGGCCGTTGAGAATGAGAAGGCTCTAAAAGAGCATTTAGCATCTCAGCGCAGAGAAATGCTGGAACGTATTCCGCAGTGGCGGGACGATGAACGAAGAGACAGTGAGCGCGTAAAGGTAATCCAGTACGCTAGAAATGTCGGGTTCAGCGAAGAAGAGGTAGCCTCAGCATCTGATGCCAGGGCTATTGAGATTCTTTACAAAGCGATGCAGTGGGACAATCTTCAGAAGAAGAAACCCGATGCTAAAAAACGCGCAAAGCAAGCTCCTAAGATGGCTAAAGCTGGAACGCCTAAGACCAAGAGCCAAGTTGCAAGTCGTTCGCGGCAGGAAGCAATGAATCGTCTCAATAAAGAGCGTTCAGTTGATGCTGCCGTACAATACTTGATGGGCAACAAAACTTAGAAGGAGTTTTCAAATGGCCACATTCACAACCACTCTCGCAGTAGGCGAGAAAGAACAACTCGCAGACGTCATCTACCGGATTGACCCAGATGAGACACCAATCTTTTCCGCACTCAAGAAAGAGACCTCAAACGGCATCTTTACTGAGTGGCAGGTTCAAGAATTGGCCGCCGCATCTGGCACCAACTACGTCAATGAAGGTGCAGACGCCAGCATTGGTACACCTACAGCAACTACTCGTCTGGGCAACTACCACCAGATTTCAGTAGCAGCAGTAGCTGTTTCAAAGACCCTTGATGCAGTCGAAAAAGCAGGCCGCGACAAGGAACTGGCATACCAGAAGGTACTGAAATCATTGGAACTTCGCCGTGACATCGAAAAATCAATCGGTGACACAGACGTAGCTCGTGATGGTTCTGACCCTCGTAAATCAGCATCACTGTCATGCTGGATTACAAACGGTTCAGTAGGTGCATCTGGTGCATTCGCAACTGGTGACGGTACTGACGCCGTTACTGGCGGTACTGACCGCGCTCTCACATTGCAGCTTATCGAAGACGGTATGCAGGCAGCGTGGGAAGACGGTGGCAATCCAAAGATGCTTGTAGCGTCTGCCACAAACCGTGCGAACTTCTCAAACCTGACAGCTTCATCAAACTTGGTAAACAACCAGGTGAACATGACTCAGGCAAAAGAAGTCACCTACGTTGGTTCAACATCAGTCTTCCTGACTGACTTTGGCACACTTGAGGTCGCTCCATCACGCTTCCTTGGCAATGACCGTGTGTTCATGATTGACCCAGACTTTGCATCACTTTGCACCATCAATGGTCGCAACTTTGCAGAGAACCAAATCGCACCAACAGGCGATGCCGAGAAGTTCCAGATTGTCACTGAGTGGGCGCTTAAAGTACAAGCTCCAAAAGCTCATGCGATGATTCTTGACCTTAACGGTTCCTAAGTAACTTAGAGAGGGCGGGGCAACCCGCCTTCTCTTCTTATAGGGGTTATAATGAAAAAAATACTCAACTCAGACGCCGCCAGCGGCAAGCAGACTGTTCTGCGCCAGGAATCAGACGGCTCTACGTTTATTGATAAGACACAGAATTTTGATAGCCTGCTTAAAATTAATAAGCAGATGAGTGATGATTGGCGCAAGGGCGACCTAATTGGGACACAGAAGCATGTTCAGCATGTGGCAGAAATACCCAATGTAGTGTATCATCACCTATTGAAGACGTTGGGCAAGCCTAACGAAAACCCGAAGGCTTGGAAGGATTGGCTGAATAACAGCGAAAACCGAGCATTTAGAACAGGTGGCGGTAACATTTAATGGCTATTTCTTCTTACGCAGAACTGCAAACTGCTATAGCAAACTTTCTTGCTCGTACTGATTTGAACTCAGTAATACCTGATTTTATTCAGCTTGCAGAAGCACGGATTAACCGTGAGCTAGAAACTCGTGAGCAGGAAAAGCGTTCACAGGCGACATTGGTGGCCGGTGATGAGTACATTGCCCTGCCAACAGATTTGCGTGAAGTGCGTGAGGTAAAGCTAAATACTAGCCCTATTACGGTTCTTAACTACGCTAGTCCATCATCGCTAGACAGCACATACTCAGGTAATGGCCTTGGCAAGCCGCTTGGATACAGCATTGTCGGCAAGGAAATGAAACTTCGGCCAGTGCCGGATTCTGCTTATACAGCGGAAATTGTTTACATTGGGAATGTAGATGCCTTGTCGGCTGTTTCAACGCCTACTTTGTTCCTGCGTTCTCCTGACCTGTATTTGTATGGGGCATTGACCGAGGCATATATTTACCTGCTAGATGAGCAGAGAGCAGCACAGTATGATGAAAAGTTTACTCGTGGTATAAATGAAGTTCGTATTGACGAGGAGCGTTCACACTACGGTACTGGCTCATTACAAACCAAGTCTGTCTATATGAGGCAGAACGCAACAGCGGAGAAATAAAATATGTCTGCAATGTCTGACTACCTAGAGAATGAAATTCTCGACCACATTCT